TGGAGCCCACATAGATTCCTTTGATATTTGTCAATATCCCTAACACATTCGCAAAATTTCTATTTAGTTCATCGGTCATCGTCTTAAGTTCTGCCATAGATGTAAGCACTTCATATAATGGATCTATTGACACTATGTTGATTCCGTCAAGCGTAACCTTGTACAGAGGGAATTCAGAATATATATCTCCAGCCCTGATATTCCCATCTATATGGCTTGGAATAGCCGGGCTTTCTACGGATGGAGTTCCCTTGATGGCCTTAAGAAACTCTGTTTCTATTCCGCTTGTGGTATCCTTGCTGTACACCGATACAATCAGATCAATCCTTTTTTCCCCCTGCGTACCATATTCAATTGTTACCTCTTCACTTTCGCCTTCCGGTATAATTACATGCCTTCCCTGGTGGATCAGGCTGCCATCATGCACACGCACCACATTATTTGACAATAACTCAGCCTCCATCTTTCGACCGATATTCAACACATAATTGTCCGGGCCTGTAATGGCTCTCTGAAAGTCAGCATCATCTTGAGAATCAATGTGATCCGTTGCGCCCACTCCTGTTATGAGTTCCATCTAATCATCTCCTTCTATGGTGTAATCTATTGTTTCTCTATCGTCCGTAATTTTAAGTATCTTTCCAACCACAGGCTTCTTGACATATATCCCTGTTATATAATCTCTGCCGGATACCGTATCGCCAACCTCAAGTTCCACATTGTCTACGGACATCTCGAATCTCTTGTAATTCATGAGTTTTTTAAAACGCTCTATACCATCCTTTTTCAATTCCTCCGCATCGTTTATAGATGTATACGAATATAGCGCGGTTCTTTCATCAAGCCCCGTATAATACTGTGTTTCGCCTATATTTCCGTCCGCATCCGCATATAGATGCAGGACAAGGCGGCTTTCCTCTTCTCCCTCGCCTGCACAGATGAGATGATTAATCCCGTTCCTACACTCGCGGGCTATAAAATTGATATGATAGTCCTGTGAGAATTCAATGCTCTCTGAATAATCAGACGCCTTTACTGCGCCGATTTCCACATATCCTGGTCCGTCATTTCGCTCTATGTACTTGATTGATAGCCTATATCCCACGCCAACAATTGGGAGGGTTACGGACTTCGTCAGCACTGATCCTACTTTTCCAAGCGTCTGTCCAGTCCTTGTCAGGCCAGACAGGCTCTTCTCAACCCTGTCAGCCTCGCTCTTTCCCAGTTTTGCGGCATTCTTCATGTCTCTCTTGAATTGTTCCGTATCTACCTTGAGTTTGGTTAACAGTGGTGCTAACTCAATTCCTGACGCCATTATATCCTCCTCCGCTATGCCTTCTCACTGACTTTTCATCAGCCTTGGTCTGTTGTAATCGCCACAAGTTCTTGAGTGTCTCCATGCCTTCCTTAGATTTTGTATAACTTGCGATCCAACTCTCCCTGTTCAGAAGCAAAAAATAAGGATAAGGCAGTTCCAGAACTTCGTTAAAATTGAATCCCGTATACTCGCTTATCCTTCTAATAATTCCAGTTTTTAAACGATACTCTTTTTCCCATTCCTCTTCCGGGAAATATTTTTCACATATTGCCTTTCCAATTTCTCCAGGAGGAATGGGGATCATTAGTTTGGGTCTGATTCCGCTTCGTATCGCAATACTGACATTGTATTTATAACATTAGTAATTGCATCCGTTGTCCAGTCATATAAGTCCTGTTTTTCGAACTTCCGTCCTTCCTTATTATGGTTCAAAAATAGGATTGCAACATCCATTCGCTTATCGTTGATATTATCTTCCGTTAAATCCTTCTCGATCATATCTACTTTGTCTATCATTCTTAGGGTAGGCTGCATTACATGTATGACTTCTCCACCTATCCTCATTTCCACGCTATTGTCCAAATACTTGTCTAAGTCCAGCATCTTTTATCCCCTTTCAATCAAAAAATAAGGAGGGCGCATTATCGCGCTCTCCTATGCTTCTACGATAGCGGCAGCCTCTTTCTCTGTAAGTTCTTCCTCAAACTTCGCCAGGAATCCATCAATCTTGTTGATAGCCGATATTTCAGCATCAATCGTCAGTTCCTTGCCCGTGAATTCAAGCGCGAATCCAGAGCCGCCCTGTCCGATCATCGTGAATCGAATCTTCTTCCCGTTCTCCTTCTCATGAACGAATCTCAGAAGCACCGTATTAAGCGACTTTCCCTTTCCGGTAAACACGATGGTTCTTACCTTCTTTTCCTTGTCCTCTGTATACTCGCCCGTGGAAAGCATCGAGATATTCTCCATGTTCCAGGTAAGCACACCCGTCTTAGCCGTAATCTCTTCCTTCGTGATGAATGATTTCACGATCTTCTCATACTGGTTTAAAACATCATACTTGGTAGGCTTGTAGTTTATGGAAAACCCGCCGCTGCAATGCCCTACGTTGTGATCCGCGATCTCAATCGTTGAATCTTGTGGCAGTTCCGTTCCCTCAAACTCATACATATAGACTTCGCCCGCTCCAAGCAAAATCTCATCCTTATTCTTTGCTCCCATTAATTGTCCTCCAATCTATCAGATAATATTTTTTCAGTTCCCATTTCTGCAAATCCTCATTAAATATCCGGCCGCCTCCAGATGAAAGCACCGACCGAAACCTTGTATTTCCATATGATATGAATGGCGCGTCCTCTTCCATTGCAAGAAGTTTCGCAATTTTATTGTGAGCCTCCATTCCTAAATCATAGTCGTCTGAGATCACATTAAGGGTCAACTGGCTCTGGCTCAAGTGCCCAGATAAAATATCCGTAAATGTATAAGCAATGTTAATCCCTTCTTCCGGGTCTACAACCATTACAGGATATAGCCGCGATGCAAATTCCGGGATCATGCACTCTATGTAATTCTTGATATCCAATTCCATTACGATTTACCTCCCAGAATCCTTTCTATGGAAGATTTTTTTGAGAGTTTCGCATCTTCCAGAAACGGCTGCGGTCTCTGCCCGCGTGTCCAATGGAATCCCTTGTATTTTCCTGCCATCACCGTATAGCCCCACGGAGTTTTCCTGCCATTTCCATCCTTCGCATAGATTCCAGTCCCTTCATGCACATAAGGCGCATACTCAAGCGTACTGCCTATCATGCCGACTATCTCAGAGGCCGAGATATCAACCTCGCTGGTGATTGAAGCCCTGAGAAGGCCCTGATCTACCGGGCAGTTCTTTTTCGCCTCGGCCTCAACAACATAACACGCGGTTTTCATATTCCTTCCTACCTCTGCCATGATTTCCAGCATTGCCGCATCCATACTTGTCTCAAATGCAGAATTATCAGACATCCGTGGTCACCTCCTTAAGAAGCAGGCTTGCCAGCCTTCCGGAATCGTTGCTGGACATTATCATATATACAGCATCGTCATTCTTAAGACGATGTTTTCCAGCCTTGAGTCCCTTGCGGTATGTAAGCCCTGTATGCGTTGATACCTTGTATACCTCGCTTGCATGCGTTACGTACTCATCATTTTTATATACGGCGACATCGGCATTGGAGACATGTACCCATTCTGTCTTGAATCCGCCAGATGGACTTCTGACACGCTTTTCTTCCTGGATCGTGTATCTGCTCATATCCCGGTTTATTGACATCCTATTTCCTCCTGCGTAATCTCCTGTGGCGATATATGATACGCTTAACAGAAGGCGGCAACTCATTGATATATGACACTGATACTCCGCTATTGCTCTCGCTTGCTATGCCCTCTGTTCCGTCTCGATTGAACCTGATAAGCGTCAGTTCTTTCACTGCCAATTCACATGTCTCTGGCAATTCCTCGTCTTTTTCATAATTGATAGCGTCCCGGATTTCCAGAACGCTATCATGTACCATATCCTCAAGGATATATCTCTTGTCACCCAAGCCAGGACGTTTTAGCAGGCTCTCTAATATTCTCTCTTCCATACGATCAACTCCTACAGTTTGTGCTTGAACTCCACAATCCTGATCTGCTTTGGCTCATATACAGGGTTCCAATTCTGCGCGTCAGAAAGTTCTGCTCTTGTAGGGCCTTCCTTCTTGCTGATTACCTTGGCGTTTGTGAACTGAATTCCGCGCGGATGAAGTATGTTCGTCCATCTGTTAATCAGGTAGTCAATACCGGAACCCTTCTTCTTGTCCCGATCTGTCTCGGTTGGCACGAATCCTACTGGATTTCCATTACCAAGCGCAATCGCGCCCTGACCGAAAAGGTATGTAGAGAATACCTGATTTGAGCCAGAGCCAGTTACAGGGCATCCGTCATCCACAATGACTCGTTTCCCCTGATATAATCCGAACGACACGTCATTCGATGGCTGTACGGTCTCAATAAGATTCTGCTTCTTAAGTGCCGCCTCCGTAGCACTATGCATTACAACCCCCGTAAGTGCCGTCTTATTGTCTCCAAGCAACTGTTCTGCATCAATGAAAGCAGACCCGCTCCATTTAGCCGCCGTTCCTGAACCGCCAGAAATGTCTAATATATTGCTTGCAAGTGGCGTTGTCGCCGATTGCGCTTCTGATGCTGTATAAGAGCCGAAAATTCCCTTTAGAATAGCGACCAATTCCTTCTGCATATCACGCGCTCGGAAGCCTGCCACTAGGGATGCAATCGCAAGCATCGGATCGCTGCCCGCAAGCGCGGCTGACAGATCAGTGGCACTCCACATCTTTGCTCGCCTGATAATTACTGCAACGTCCTGCTCGGATTCAATTCCAGACGGCGTCAAATCCTTCCCCTCCACTACGGACTCTGACTCACCCGTCAAATCCTCGAAAAACGGCATATTCACTAGTGGAGAGGCCTGTGAAGCCAGTTCGTCAAATTTAGTATCGTTAACAATAATTCCACAGTTATATAATGCCGATTTCTCCATAGTCTTCTGGATCACGTACGGAGTAAATAACTGTGGTACAATTACATCTGATAATGTTGTTCCTGCCATGTGTTATCACCTTTTTAACCTTTCTTTTTCCTACAATGTTACTCCGGCGGCAGCCGCCATTTCCTGTGCCTGTGCCGGGTTTTCCTTAAGCATTTTCCCCTGTTCTGTCAGATTGAATGTATCTTTCGCAAATGGGTTAGTAGTCGCTGCTCCTGCACCCCCCTGCGGATTATAACTCTGATGTTTCTGGCCAGTTGGAAATAGCATCGGTATAGATTCCTTATAGGACTTCACGATCTCATCTACTCCAACAGGTTTTCCGTCCTTGTCAAACGTGAACTTTTCTAACCCTCCATGCTTGTAGATCAGATAGTCAGCATCTGTGCATCCGGCATTTGAGATCATTTCCTTGAGCCTGTATGACTTCTGCATGTCTTCATTCGCTTTCTGCAAGTTTTTAATTTCTGTCTCATATGTCTTGATCTTCCCTTGCAGTTCCTCATTCCCCATAGTGCTTTCCTGCAAATCTTTGATGGTGGCATTTGCCGTATTAAGTTCTGTAACCTTTGTGTCGTACTCCCCTTTTGGTATGATGTGGTTCGGCGCCTCCTTATTGATTTTTTCCAAGGTCTTTTCCACATCCAACTTCCCATCTTCTCCATATACCGCATTGCTTAAGATTTTCTTTAACCATTCCATTTAGTTTCACCTCCATAGATTTTTATTCCGGCTCTCCCGGTATGGAATGTACCGTTGTTCTTTATCCCCTGCAACACTTAAAAAAGGGTAAAATAAAAGAACGCCTATGCGTCCTTCGTTACCGTTACTCTTTTTCGGATTATCTTAGATCTTTCCAATTTCCTTGACCTTGACTCGGAAACCTAAATCTCTTCGCCTTGTCCTATGTTCCTGTGCTTTTCCACATCATAATAAGAGCTGATAACTTTTACAATCAACCACATCACCTCCTTAAAAAAGGATATCCAATTTTATGAATTTCGAATTCATATATTTGAACATCCTTTTTATTTTATTCTTTATCTGACGCGGACACTTCTCTGTCCCATCCATCTCCAACAGAGAATACCCAACCCAATCAAAGTAAATTTCATGCGGTTCTTTTGCTAATTTATTTGCTCATATCTTTCAACTTCTTTATTCCATAGTTCTTCTGCCTCTTGTTTAGTTTTTGAAAATGATTTTCTTGCACAAACCAACACTCCTATGTTATGAATATGACCATTGCGTTCACATTCAGCATAATATCCAAGAGGACTATTCTTTACAGTTGCTTTATTTTTACACCAAGGACACCTTCTCATAAAATTTCCTCCAATCAGTTTTAAAATCATTATTTCATGGTTGCTGATATTTCAATCCACGTTCCCATGTCTTACCTTGTCGCTATCTTTACTTCAAAATGCTAATTTTTAACCAAATAGTTCCTTTAATGCCGCATCCTGAATACTTGCAGGTTCTGCATAATTCTCAACTACATAACACTGCAAATTTCCTTTGCTATTAATAAACAGGTCTGTTACAGTCCATTTCTTTGCAGTCTCCGTATCCCATTCATTGCCACGCATCATCCAGCCACCTTCCTCTGCAAATACGTTGCAATAAATCAAATCATTTTTATTCATCACATGCAAAAGTTGTGATAATTTCACATAGTTCTCCATGCTCCATCTCCCCTCCTAAATGCTAATTTACTTGATGAATACCAGCCATCTTGTTTTACCTCTCTGATCTCCTAGTAAAGGCTTTTTA